CAAATCTACCCCATACCCCGATTATGCCTCCAAAGACATTACCAATACCTTGAAGGTCGAACTAACTGGATTAATCGTACTCGCAGTCCAGTTCCAAAAGTACAACGTAACCACATTATCTGCTGTCACGAGGCCTCTGGTTAATGATGCCGCAGCACCATCCGTGTATGCAGTCACAATCACCACATTATCCTCGGCCAGTTTGACCCCTGACACAGTTACATCCGTGTAGTTTGTAACGCCAGCTGCGGTGCTTGGAATATCCCAGACCTTCTCTGCATACAAAAACTGCTTTATCTTTGCCCCACCCATGAGCTGCAACACATCTGTTCCTGTGGAATTAACACCCTCAACAACAGTCGTCGCATTAGGTCCTTGCATCTTCTCTGGGTATGCCCAGGACGGCGCGACACCAGCCCCATTTGTTCTCAAGAACTTTCCGGCAGTACCGGCACCAAGCATGGCCCATACTCCACTTGCACCTGCATACAAAATATCCCCAATGGTCCCGACTGCGATTTTCGCTAAGGTAACTGCAGCATCTGCAATTTTCGCCGTGGTGATATTTGCATCTGCCACCTTTGCTGACGTTACAGTCCCATCCGCAAATTTAGCCCCAGTAACAGCCCCGTCTGCAATCTTCGCGGTCGTGACTGCGCTGGATGCAATCTTCGCCGAAGTAACATTACTATCAGCAATCTTCGTCATGGTTACTGCATTAGACGCAAGAGCCGCAGTTCCAACTTGGCCGTCCGTAATATCCCCACTCTTAATTGGACGGAAACTCATATGAATATATGAAGTCCCATCATAAACAGCAATAACCCCTGTGTTGACTTTAATATCATCAACACTCATTGCGGATCCGTCCCGCTTAACCATGGGCTTCGCGCCAAGCCCGTCAACATCCACCGTCACAGCCCCGGTGTTGGTGGCGGCAGCCTTGAAGATGAGAAGCTGACCGGGAACAAGTGCAGGCCAAGCAGGTGTATGGGTGACGGTGATTGCATCCCCAGTCCCTCCGACTGTACCCCATCCCGAAGGCAGCCGAGATTCCAAGGCCTCCATCGCGCCCTGCACAAATCCCTCTTCCAAAACATTAGGACTCAATGCGATATTTGCCGCAGAGGTGATATCCGCAAGGGAGTCAAAGACAGCAGCCGTGGCAATCAACCTCAGCTTTGCTCCTGCTTCCCATGCCACTGTGCCGGTGCTTTCCCGCCCTCGCACGACTGTGAGAGAACCAGTCAACGGATTGCTTGTGCAATAAACAATCTCTGGGAGATTTGTGCCATCCCAAACAGTCAATGCAAAATATTCCCCTGCCCCAGGGGAAGGAAATTTCCCAGTATCCCCAACTGCGATCTTAAACGTAGTAGCCCCGACAGTGACGGCTTCTTCAAGCACTGTTTCAGCAAAATTAGCAAACAACGGTGTATCAGTCATGTCAACCTCCAAAGAGTTTGAGTTTAGTCTTAATCAACTCGAACAGGGCGAACACCATCGTGCTTGCGCCGCCAACCCACCCAAGAAGCTGCACCTTGGATAATGTTAATGACTCAATCACGGTCTTGTGTTCCTTCAACTGCTTTCCATGCTCATCAATAGTCACAAGGGCGTGTTTTACATCCCCCGCTATTGAGGCCATGGCCACCGCAACCTTGGATAAATTATCAGAGATTTCCCAAAGTCTGGAACAATCCCCGCCTGTGCAAACATGCTTATCCATTAGTCCTCCACGCGGTAGCTAGTTTTATAAAACTCTTCTCCACGATCCGTGGATATTTCTCCCCCACACAACTCCATCCCAACAGAAGCCGGGATCTTCCCAACTCGCCTTGAGGGGACCTTCGCCTCTTCCTGCCCTGCAAGCCGCTCGGGCACAATCGTCCATCTAACCATAGATTAGTTTCTCCGATCTGTTACCCTGTCTTGCGTCCACATCTGCAGTTATCAACGCATCCAAACTCATCTTGAATGGCGTGGAATACCGCTGCATCATTGCATCATCACGCTGATCCACTGCAATCCGAAAGAGAGTGAGATCGATCAAAAGCTGCTCCGCATTTTCAACTAGCCAAGGGGAAGAGTTCAAATCCTCTGGCCACGCCGTATAGGCAACATACGACACCTCGCAAGTAAAATCCTCCGTTGGGGTACTATCAAGCACCAATCCACTCACACCATCCAGCCAATAATACGTCGGCATACCTTCGGAGACTGCTCGAATTTCCTCCGCCTCTTTTGCAAGGATATAGGAATACAGCTTATCTGTCCCCTCAGTGACAAGCCTCCGCACAAACTGAATCCGCTTCACCTTCCCGTGGGGAAGAGTAACATACCTCGGAGTGTCCGCATCCGCATCAACCTCGAGCAAAGCGAACCTTTCCATATACTTGAAAGTATAATTCTGTTCCAACCACTGAACTGCCCGTCGCACAAAGCCAGGAATCCTCGCCTGCAGTGCATCGCCGCGTCCCAAAGAGGCCCCTATTTCCGTGTGAAGAAGTCCAAGGTTCATGATGCAGTCCTATTGGTGATGACCTTTGTTCAACAAAAGTAATGACAAGTTTGGGGGACAACACCGCTGTCCCCCATCCCTCGTTACGCGACCTGCGAAGTCGGAACCAGCACCAAAGTCAATGCAGCATTACCAACTGCCGTTGCCGCTTCCAGTTCGAACACCATGAGCGTCCCTTTCGGAATTGACTTCGTAACCCACTCCGTTGCGGCAATGAGGTCATACTCACCTGCAGCAAGGCCATTACACGAATACGCATTAAGATACGCATCCGAGTCCGCCACGGTTCCAAAGTTCACCTTGGCATTCGCGCTGGTCGGGGAAGTCCCGATGTAAAGCTTGGCGGATTTGACCGTCAAGTCACACGGGGCAACCACTGCACCAAGATTACTCGAGGCACCAATACCAAACGCCACAAGACCAGAATTGACGACAAGATTCAATCCGCCGTCAAACTGCACATCGCTGCTTCTCACACTAACTGATTTCATAGCATCCTCCAAAAAGATGGGGAGAGGCCAACCTCTCCCCAGTTAACATCACGCGTCTGCTTTAGCCTTGGCCAGGTTCTTGATGATACCGTGGGTGAGGGGCAGATGAACTTCAAGGCTCACTTCCCCAATGAACCCACCCTTGGTTCCATCCATACCCTTCGGGGTCAAGTCGGCATCCGGCTTGATATCCGAGTCCTTCAGGTAAACATACTGAAGGTTGGCCATGTCCATGCTGATAACCCAGCTGTCTCGGCCGTAGTATGCAGAACCACCAGTGGTACCACCCGGCATGATATTAAACAGCGGATGGTTCTTCAGCACAATCTCACCAAACGGCGTAACAAGACGGCTGACATTCATCCCGTACTCTTTCAAGCCGGACTGAATATTGAACGTGCTGTTCTTCCGAATGATCTGCTGCAGAGTCAACAGCGCCCGATTACCGACCCACCAGACCTTCTCGCTGCTGCCGTACTTAAACAGCTTGTAGCAATATTCTTCCAGTGTTGCCATGTCGCAGCCCGTCGAAGCATCAGCCGTGAACACGTTGTCGGAGTGGACATATGCCTCAAAGCCGTTCATCGTGCGGATGGGCTTACCATCCAACGAAGACAAGCTCTTCTTTCCAAGGAACAGCGCACGTTCTAGATCCGTACTCAGGAGTTCCATCGCTTCAAACTTACTTGCAGCAACAGCCTCCTTCGTGCGGGTAGCCACCTTCTGCACAGTACGGGTCGCCTCATAGGTCTGCCGCATGATCTGGGTGTAGTTATACACCGGAGTCATGTCACGAGCGACACCCGTGGGAGCAAGCGAGCCTTCCTCAAACGCGCTACCAATGCCAACAATGTTCGGGTTAACCCCTGCACCGTTGTAAGTAACCGCCGTCGGAGTCGTACCCGCCACGCCACGCTCAACAACCAGCGTTGTGTGCGAGGTCGGATCTTGAGCCACACGCAACATCTCACCAGTCTGCTCCACATAAAGCAGATTGCCCGCGGCAAACTGCTTGGCACCCTGCTCATTATCCGTCACGGTCAGCGTAAGCGTCGTGCTTGAGGTGGTGATACTCGCACCCAAGGCCAGACGCCGCGCAGCCATGGTCTTTTCAAACCAATAGAACTGCGGATCGTCCACGCTGCGAGTTTTCATCGCGTTGGTGAGCGCCGTAAGGGGGTAGTTACCAGACCCGCGAGGGTACATGGTGTAGATAATGTTCCGAAAATTCTTCGGACGGTCTTCCGCCAGAAGGTTTTCCGCAGTTCTCAAACCCTGAATAGCCATTTCTTCTTCTCCTACAGTAGTGCTAAAACGTCCGAATAAGGATCATCCTTACTCGATACATCACCTGAACGTGTTGTTCCACCAAACACAGCTGGCTGCCTTGGCGGAGGAGTCGGGGCTGGCGCTGGTTTCGGTACTGCACCCATGAGTGCGTTCAATACCCGAGTTCCAACAGCATCCCTCACTTGCTCCGTCCAACTCTGCGCACCAAGTTCCTTCATGACCGTTGGGGTCACATTAGCAACCAATGTCCGCAGTTCTGGCGTGTTGAGTTGCGGGAACTTTCCATAAAAGTCCTTTACCACATCCTGATGCGTAGTCCGGGTTTCCATCATCCGCTGCACCACGACTGGAACGGCCTTGAACTGTTCCTGCATCTCTTTCCGAATGTTCGCATGAAGGTTCATACTGATCCCGTAGGCGAGCGCAGCAACACCATGCTTACGTTCCATCGGATCTTCTGAAGACAAATGAGCCATAATCTCATCTGGCACATTCATGTGATAGTTCGGAAAAGTTTCCCCTACAGGCTTTTCGGGTTTCGGAGCGTTCTGGGCTTGCGCCTGGGTCCACCCGTCAACCTTTCCCTGCAGTTCCGCCAACTTTGCTTTCAGCGCAACAACATCATCACTCTCTTTCGGTGGCACAGCTACAGGAGGAGTTGGGGCGGCAACTACAGCAGGTGGTTCTTCCACCGCTGCCTCGCCTTTCACTCCCTGCGTATCACCAGGCTCTTTCGGAGCCTCTGCTTCCCCCTCACTGAAGGACAGCATCTGGTCAAGCTCGCCTGTGTTCAAAGGCTCGCTAGTATCTGGCGATGCACCAGCATCTGCCGTGGTTGTAATATCAGTCATTTTCTTCTACCTCCGCAAGGGTCAGGATTAAGTCAGTCACGCTACGCAGACCCTGTACCCGTCCCTGCGCCCGTGTAGCAGTTGCAACTCCCTCCGCCGTGGTGAAGTTACAATTAGCAATCTCATCCTTCACAGCCCGTTCCATCGTGATGATCTCCGCAATGATCTTCACCCCAATCGTGCTTGTGAGGAACTTGGCCAGCACAATCTGTTCTTCCCGTGTGAGAACAACAGCCGTCTCAGCCATCTCCAGTATTCTATCCTTGTCCAAGGGCATCTGCCAACTCCGTCGTAGGAACCATATTTCCAGCCTGAACCTGCTGATCGATCTGGGGTTGGGCGATCGGCTGCACTTTCATCCCTGCCAAATTCTGCACTCCGCCCAACGTGGCAATCCATTCAAACATCTTTGGCATGGAATAATTCTGCCGAAGTTCTGGATCCTGTCCCACTGTCATAAACAATTCTTTCCACACATCCAGCATCGCAACCCTGTCGATTGGAAGCGTCCCATCAGACACCGGATAGGTAAAATCTCCAACAACCATCTCAGGGGAAATCCGAAGACTCTCCCCGGATTTTCCAACAACCATGACGAAGAAATCCTCATCAAGATTCTGTTGGTAGTTAAGCACCATCTGCTCAGTCAGATCCGTGATCGCCTGTGCAGAAATCAACCGTGCATGGGCTGCAAGGCGGCTTGCCCCGGCTTCCCCACTCACCCGGACTTCCGTAGCCGTCTTTCTCCCGCCAGCATCATGTAAACCCCGGACATTATCAGTCACCGAGCTGAGCATATCCGCCATTCGCGAAATCGTATTCATGTCCGCTGTATGGTTTCCAGTCACATCTTGCACCTGGAACTGATAGAGGGCCGTGCGCACGTCCTGCCCATAGACGCTCCGTTTCAACCGGATGAGCTTTCCAGGCTCTGGATTACGCAGGTCCTGCATCTCAACCATGCTCGGGTCAACTACAAACATATTATTAAGCGCAGCTCTCACATTCAAAATGTGAGAGTTTATGAACCAGCTAATTGTATCCTGCAGTGGGCCGAGATAATCAGAGATCCCAGGCTGGCCAAACCCATACCCCAGCGAATAGGGCTCAGCCACAGCGACCGGATGCATCCCATGGTCAAGGTCCAATGGCTCCGCTTGCAAAATCTGCGCCTTGTTCGCAATGGTGAAGATCCACTTTTCCATTCTGTCCGAAGGCCCAAGACCCAACTTACTCGGGATGATATTAACAGTCCCTTGGTCGATTTGAACAAAGTCATTCGCGAAAGAGTTTGTCCCGTGGGATACGCCCGGACGGGAGTCTCCATCCGACAGCAACCCACGGGAACTACTATCCGACGCACTCTCACTTGAGGAATTATACGCAGTAGACCTTCCTTTTGGAATAGCCTTTGTCCACCTGAGCAGCCCCTCTGCTTCCATCGTCTGCAGGTCCATCCGACTTTCATCAGTCCGCCAGAAAACGAATTCACCCTTCCGGTTGACTTCATTCATTGGCACCCGTGGATCAGGGAAAAACATGAACGGGTCTTGTGCAAACGCCTCGGTCCCTTGAAAGGTCTTGCGTAATTCCCGCTTTTTCACCCAAGTACTAGGGGCCGCCCCGAACAAGCTCAGCCCCTCAAGAGCAACCGGGTTCTTGGTCCAGACAGTACGCATGGCGGTCTTGGTTTTCCATGCTGTCCGCCAGATCCCCAACCCGTAGAGTTCACAATCCTGCAAGAATTGGAAGAAATGCTTAACCAACCGAGTATTTTCAACATTATACTGCAGCATGGTTTCCATACCACGCACACTCTCCTGCCCCGCCGCATTCGGGCAGGTCAAATTGAACATCGGCTTCCGGGCACAAAACACCTGAATACCATAAGTCACAATGGTGGAGATGGTTGCCCAAGAGTACGGCACCACAATCTCCGTGACCTTCGGAGGTTTTCCCTCCACATTCATCTGTTTCAGCGTCGCTTCATAATCAGGCAAGCTGATATACGCCTGCACCCGCCGCTCATTTGCTTTCCATCTCGGATGAAACTGTTTCATCTTCTCTTCGGAAAACGTAAGGCGGCTGAGGAGATGCTTGAGCACAAGTTCGTGTGCCTCGCTCCCCGGACGGAGTTTCCCGATCACAGGCTCGCCATCATCGGCTACTGTGGGAACTTCACCTTCAGCTAGTTCTTCTTCAAAAGTATCCATGCCGTCTCCTAAATCCGTTATATCATCTGATATTGGGTATAGTCAAGCGGTGGTTGCGTATCCTGCCCAAGGTCATGCTCCCCCGCTGCATTGGCCGCATACGGGTCAAGTAGCGTGATTGCCATTGCCAGCGCATCGGGCATATCCTTCTTTCCATTCGGCCAATCCAGCAACTGGCTTTCCAATGCCGGGAAATTCCGCAGGTGGATTATATACCCCGCCGCATAGCGAGGCTGCAATACACCCTCCACCCGTTCTTCTTTCTTCGTCCCGTGGGTGATAGGGTTTACCTTGAAGTACTGCCCCCGCCGGAATTGCTCTTCCTCAATCAGATGCACAAGCGCGGCCTGCCATGCAATCGACTCCACCCCATGAGTGGTGACATTCCACAGCTTACTCAGGCGGAAGTATTCCTCCACAATCTCACTCGGGTCCGCACCCGGCTTCCACCACTCATCCAGCACATAAATCTTTCCCTTCACTGTCATACCAACCACTGCAATAGCCGACCCGTCGCTCCCTCTCTTCTTCGAAATGGCAGGGTCAACAGCCATTGCCACCGCCACAAAGTCCCTTTGGGTCGGCTCCCATCGCAAATACTCTTCCTTGAACTTGGCCGAGGCATCATCCTTCACCATGCTCATGTATTCCCGATAGAACCCCGGGAGGTTACCCACCCGCGCAAAGCTCATCTTCTCCCGCTCAATCGCCGCGAGGTCCATGCTTTCCGCCCAGAGTGGTGCGCCATCCACGTCAAGCGCACCAAACTTAACCACTGTCCATTCTGGATCCGCCATGAGCTTCATCAGCAGGGCTTCCGGGTGCAGGAGCGTTCCAAGGCCGACAATATCCGCCGAGTCATCCATTCTCGGCAGCACCGGCTTCAACTCCTCATAAAACCAGGCTAGGGTTTTCTTCCGCTGTTCTACCGTGGACGTACTCTCCCTGTCCTCAAGGTCGTCAAAGGTCACGTGATCAGGCCGGTTCCCGTTGACGTTGATCCCTCGAACCTGGGACCCACGTCCTTTCGCCACCAGCACAACCCCCGTCACCGTCTCCAGCTGCTCGTCCGTCCATTTCTGGGGCGCCGTCCGCTCCGGCTGCAGCACTCCAAACACCGCAAGGATCTTCGAGTTGCTTTCAAGTTCCCTGCGGACAGTGGCAAGCTGCTGGATGGCGTGTGTTGCACTTTCAGAAAGATAGAGGATAAACTTCTTCACCTTGTAGAGGACCATCCAGAGATTTGCCACATTGATGATTGTGGTTTTGGAAAAACCTCGAGGCATCATTACCAAGGTGTACTTCGCCACCACGAGGTCCAGTCCTCCCGCCTCGTTCTTGCTGAAGATGGCCGCCCCGCTTGCTGTCCGAAAGTTCTTCACAATCAGATCGAGTTCCCCGTACTTGGTGAGGAAGTCGGTCTTGCGGAGAAGAATTGCGAGAATCCCCCGGTGTACCCAGGGGATTTCTTTTGAAAACTTCTCCGGCAAGACTTCCCGCGCAAAGACCACAGGGTCTTTGTACCAGTGTAAAGCAATCGCGGCCTTGTCTTCTTTTGTCAACTTCATGGAACTACAGCATCCCCAATACCGATGCCCAACCTTGTGGCCATTTTCTGCAAGTGCGTTCTGGTCTCCGGGGGCAGCTTCGGAAGTATCTCCATGATATTCCCAGCCTTGCCACCTGCCCGGCGCACTCGACCAGGCCCTGCATTGTACGCCGCAAGACCGAGCCACGGGTCGTTATCAAACTGCTTCGCGAAGCGGTTGAAAGTTGCAATACCCATCCGCTTGCTCCATGACGGGTCCCTCAGCATCTCTTTCGAAAAAGGCTCCCCGAGCATCGAAGCGGTTTCTGCTGCAGTCTCCGGGAGCAACTGCGCGATGCCCTCCGCACCCTTCGGACTCACAGCATTCTGGTCCCCTGAGCTTTCCAAATGAAACATCGTGTCAAACCAGCCCTTGTGGGGGCTGTCGATGGTCCGGGGCTCTGAAGTCGGCCGGGGCTGCGGCATGGGCGGCAAGTCCTCCGGGGTTTGTCCGGCCTCCACCTCCATCGAGTCTATCATCCGCCCGAGGTCGTCCTTCGGGGGCTGCGCAGGCTCATCTCGATTGTTTCTTATCGAGTTGATGAGGCCCACTAGAGGGTCTTCGGGATCATCCCCCTGGAGTATCTTAATCATCATCCCAAGAGTGTCCATTGTTGGCTTCCGTTCAACTAAGCTCATCTCATTCCCCTTCCAGTGTATGCCAGACCCAGCGCCCGGCCTTTGCGTCCCCACAGAAACAAACAAGATCTTCCACCATACCCTCTGGCAGAAACCCGCGCAACTTCTTGCAAACCTGCACAGTGGTCACGGGTTTTCCGTAGATCTTCTCCAGCAGCGGGCGGTAAAGCAACTCAAGCTGAGGCCACGCCGAGTCGGTCAGAGTCAACTTCACTTCGAGGAGAAGTACACTCCGCTCCATCACCACGTAAGCATCGGGTTGCGCCAGCCCCCAGCCATTCGCGTCCCGAAAAGACAGCCACTGACCAAGGAATAGTTCCCCCTCATCTTTCAGAAACCCTCGGGAAAGCTTCCTCCCAACCAACTTCTCATACGCCACACCTTGCGCCCTTGCTCCCCTTCGATGTTTTCTCTTCGCAAACTTGTCCGGGGGCGGGATGAGATGGGCCTCAGCCAGCCCTTCCACCCGCCGATGCAGTGGCCACGGAGCAGCCTTGGCCTCAAGAACTTTGAGCGGCATCTTCCACCTCCACCACAGTCCCTTCCAACAGGGGTGGAGTCGGCCCCTCCGGGGTGAGCCGCGAGACTTTCCCCACTTCCTGCGCGGTGCGTTTGAGGGTTTCAAGCTCCGCCGCCCCGAGGTGATGGTGGTGGTGCTGCTCTTGCACGCTCTTCGGCCCGACCCCGCTCCGGTCTAGGGTGGCCGTGACAAGGGCGAGCAGGGCACTGTTCGAGAACTCCTCCGGCCTTTCCTCCAACCGAGAGTGGATTTCGGCCAAGGCGTCCCCGGCAAGGAGCTTCACCTTCTGCATCAGCTCCACCGAGATCTCTTCCACCTGGGTTTCATAATGTGCGAGCAGCTCCTGAAACGCTGGATCTGTCTTCAGGATGCTGATCCTCGACTGCGAGAACCCGGTGATCGCGCTCACATCAACCTGTTTCACGCCCTTCGCCAGCAGCCGGGCTAGGGTGTGGTGGGTCGGCCGCAGGTTCTTGAGCCGGGGTGGCCCGGCACCTGCTGCCCGCGCCAGGTCCGCATCCTCAACCTCCCGCACAACGAGCCCCGCCCGCCGCGCCGGTCCGAGTTCAATCTCCAGTCTGTCTATAATTTCCTCAACCATCGCCTTGCCCTCATGAGGCCGCCTCCGGGGCGGCGCCTTCCCCAATGGTGGGGGGCGGGAAGGTATTTGTCAAGGACTGGTTTTCTGTTTGGATATAGGTCATGACACTCCAGCCTTTCTAGCATTCTCAAAAATTCTTACCCTACTAGGGGCCGCCCCTGCGAATGGGGGGAGGGTGGGATGGCCAGCGGACCGGGGGCAGTTGCCGGCCCGCCACAGCGCGGCTGAGGGGAGACAGCGCCGAGGCCGGGGCTGCAAGTGTGGGAAGTTTGCAACAAAAGGACTCCCCCTGAAGAAAAATGCATAGGGGGTGATTTTTTGGTTGCGTTTGGTGGTGGAGTTTGGTACGTAGGGGGGCCGGGATTTTCCGGCAGACAACCAAAGGAGCTAACCATGTTGTATAATATCCCTCTGACCAAACTCGGTAAAACCCTTCCGGTGGAGTTTGGAAACATCCACACGGCCAGCCTTGATTCGGTCATCTACAATGGCTTGAAACAGATGCTTAATGATACGCTGGCCGGGAAAGCCAAGAATGATGTCGCGTTTCCGCAGAAACTCTTGGATAAGGTCATGCGGGGGGAATATGTCCATTCCGACCTGCGGCCGGACAAGGGCGAAAAACCGAGCAGCCTTGCGGTAAAAGCCAGGAACATGAGCCAAGAGGACTTCCGGGACTACTATTGCGCCGAGGTGGTGCTGAAGAAAATCCAATCCCTTGGAAAAGCAGTCCCGACACAGGATGAACTCCGCGCATTGGTCGCCAAGAACTCCCACGCGACAAACGCGGCGGCGGATGCAATCTGGCTTGCCGCGCAACACGCTAAGGCGAGTCTGGACCTTGATCTTGGCGACTTCCTGTCTGAAGCCGAACCGGAGGGCGAAGCCGAAGGCGACCTTGAGCCGGATGAGTTTCAGGGCTGAACTGGTCATGACATAGGCCGAAGGGTGTGGGGCGGGGCGCAAATCCCGCCCCTTCCATTTGAGGGCCATTTCCACCCGCATTTCCGCCCCGTGGGGCGCGTTTCACCCCCACCCCGCACCAATCACCCCCACCCGGCCCCCGCCCTTCCCACGCCCTATTTTCCCGGTCATGCCCTACCCAGCAGAAACGTCATGACATTCCCGCCATCCTTCCCAGCCCACCCCTCATATCCTCATATCCTCATATCCTCATCCGCAAATTGCAAATCCCGGTATATCAGCTCAAATCAGCATACAAAGCATACCAGGCGTATCAGGTATATGAGCAATTTTTTTTTTTTTAAAGAAAACTCAAACGCTCATACGCCTCATCCCCTCATCCGCTTTGTATGCTGATTCCCGCTCATATACCACCTAGTGCATTATGCGAATGAGGATATGAGGATACCAGCACGCGCCGACCGAAGACCCGCAACGGCATGACAATTCGCTCACCAACCTCCTTGCCAGCCCCGGGGGATTGTGGTAGATACGAGGATTGATTTCCGCAATGGGCGGGAAAGAGCGAAGGGAAGAGAAGATGAGTGAAGAACAAGGACTGGAACGTATCGTGCAGGTGGAACCGAAATGGAGTCTTGAGCCGAGGATAACCCGGCATGAGGGGGAAGATGGGGAAGGATTTTGGGAAATCCGCTTCACCCTCCCCACGAGAGGGAAAACCTACCGCTGGATTGCGAAGCGGGCGAACACCCCGCTGGAGCTAACCACCATCCTCGAAGCGGTGGGGAGTCTTCGCCTCGCTCTTGGACGGGAGGAAACCACGGAGGAGGCGCTGGCACGGGGACTGCAAATCAACCACTGCCCCACGCGGTGGGCAGCCGGAGGAACGCAAGCCCCTGCGCAAGCCCACGACAAGCCGAGGCAGGTCAAGGCGAAGCTCCAGTCCGGGGCAAACATCACCCTGGAGGAACTCTTCGGCTCAATCGACCTCAATCTCTGAGCCATCGACCATCTGGACCTCTGTTAGTCATCCCACGGGAGGGTCAATCATGGCCCTCCCTTCCACCTGAAGGAATCCAAAATGAAACCAACGAGTGAACAAGACCTCATCCTCACCAAGGTGAGGGAGACAACCTCCAACCTCATCATCACAGCCCGCGCAGGGACAGGGAAAACCTCAACCCTCGTCCTCATCGCAGGGGAACTTCCAAAAGACCGATTCCACCTTGCCCTCGCGTTCAACAAGCGCATGGCGGAGGAGCTCACCCGGAAGCTGCCGGGAAACGTGAAGGCTTCAACCCTCAACGCGCTCGGGCATCAAACACTTACCCTCGCACTTGGCAAGCGCCTCACCATCAACACCAAAAAGACAGAGGAAATCATCGGGGAACTCTTTCCCGGAGTGGATTTCAAACAGCGGCTTCGCCTTCGCGCTATCACCAACGCGGCGAAGGCGCTGGGACTCTGCCCCGGACAAGGCCCCGAGGCAGCCTACGGCCCCCTCACCTTCACAGAAGATGGATGGCCCGCGAACCACGCGAGATTGTTGCACATTTTCTCCCTTGAGGATTGGGAAGACACCCTCACCCTCGCCAATGAGGAGGATGAGGAAATCGAAGAGGTGGCCCAGCGGAGAATGTCCCCGCTGCAAGTGATGGTCAACCAAATCCTCCTGCGGAGCATCGAACAGGCCGCCGCCAAGGGCTTGATTGACTTCGCGGACCAGCTCTGGCTTCCCACCCTCTTCGGCCTCAGCTTCACCCCAACATCCACCCTCATGGTGGATGAGGTGCAAGACCTCAGCCTCCTCAACCATGAGATGCTCCGCCTCATCCCAGCGAAGCGGGTGATTGCAGTCGGCGACCCCATGCAGGCCATCTACGCCTTCCGGGGAGCAGCGGATGACAGCATGGGCCTCCTTGCGGAAACGTTCAAGATGGAAGGGTGTAAGCTCACCCTGAGCTTTCGCTGCCCGGAAAGCATCGTGGCGAATGCCCTCCAATGGGTCAGCGACTTCCGCTCCGCTCGACCCGGGGGAAGCGTGACCGATGAGGAAATCACCAACATCGGCGACCTCCCCGCAACTGCCACAATCCTCTGCAGAAACAACGCACCTCTCATCGGAGCAGCCACGCGGTGCCTCCGCCATGGTCGGCGCGTGACAATCCTCGGCAGGGACCTTGAGAAAACCCTCAAGAAGACCTTGAAGGAAATCCAAGCCCAAAGTGGACGGAGCATTTCCGCCAAGACCTCGGCCTGGCTCAAACTCAAGCTCACCCGGAAGGAAGGCCAGCCCCCAATTCCAAAAGGCCGAGCAGCCTTCTTCCAAGACCAGCATGACACCATTCTCGCCCTCGCGGGAAACCTCGCCTCGGACGACCCGAAGGTCTTGGAGGATTACATCATCCGGCTGTTCTCGGATGAGAGTGCCCCGCTACTTTTCTCCACCGGGCACAAGGCAAAAGGAATGGAGTGGCCCCTTGTTTACCACCTCCAGCCTGAACTCACCTCCAACGAACCTAACATTGCTTATGTGATTGAGACCAGAAGCAGTGACCGCCTCATCCGTACCTCAACCCTGAAATAGGAGACACCCCCAATGACCATTCCCTCAATCAACTTCATCACCCCCGGGACCTTCGACATTCACGCAGCCCTGCTCATGGGTGTCAGCGTGAAAACCCCCGGAGCCATCGGGTTCTTTGGAACCGGACTCAAGTACGCCCTTGCGACCATCCTGCGGAATAAGCAGAAGGTAACCATCACCCAGGGGGAGGTGAGAAGTCTCCCTCGGGTTCTGACCTTCACCACATCCCCACTGGACTTCAAAGGACGCACATTCGAGCGGATTTCCTTCACCGACTCAGCCACAGGGGAAGAAACCACCCTCGGGTTCACCACCGAACTCGGCAAGAACTGGACCCTTCCCATGGCGTTCAGGGAACTTGAAAGCAACACCCGCGATGAGGGCGGGCGGACCTCAGAGGGGGACATTCTCCCTCTCCCCGGCACCACCATCACCGTAACCGGGACGGAGTTCCTCCGCGTCTACCAGCACCGTGAGGCCATCTTCACCTCTGCGGAGGTCCTTTACGAGGACTCCTCCATCCGAGTACGGAACGGACAAGGTGACAGCCTCTTCTACCGGGGAGTCAATGTGGGCAAGCTCCCTTCCACCTCCCTCTTCACTTACGACCTGCTGGAAAACCTCGAACTCACCGAGGACCGTACTGTGCGCCAGTACTGGCGAATTGACGATATGGTAACAACCGCGCTGGCAAAATGCACCGACCCGGAGCTGCTCAAAACCATCCTCTGCGCAAAGAAGCCCTTCTTCGAAGCGGACTTCGCTTGGAACAAGGTGCCCCTCATCCACCCACCTATGAAGAGTGCCTTGCTCGCCCTGCAAGACAGCAACTTCCTTTCCCCTTCCGCCCGCGGCTGGGCGGAAACCTGCAAGGTGTTCGACAAGCCCACATGGACGCCAACCAAACTCCAGCTCGCCATGCTTACCCGTGCAGACACGTTTTTGAGCAAGGCCGGGCTCAACTACCACACACGCTTCCCCCGGAAGTTTGTCAAACTCCCCGCGTTCATCCACGCGCAGGCCCTGGACGGAGAGATTCTCCTTTCCCCCCTCGCTTTTTCCTGCGGCACCAAACATCTCGCGCACGCCCTGCTCGAGGAATGGATGCATCTCGAACTTGGGTACGGGGATTGTACGAGGGAACTCCAATCTCATCTCTTCAAAACCCTGCTCTCCCTTGTGGAGGAACTGAGTGGGGAGCCACTCTAACCAACGCTAATGAAAAGATATTGACAGCTGGGGTGGATTGTGGTTTAATCCACCCCTAAACCTGAGGAGAACAAAATGTCAACTGACAAGCAAAAGGACTGGACACCCTCGTTCATCGAGTCTTGTGCCCATCAAGGCCTCATTGAGGTGTACCCCGAGCGACCCGACGCTGGCCCTCGTGCCCTCGGGTTCGGAGTGCTTTTGAGCTTACCTATCTGGGCAGTCATTGCGCTGGTATGGTGGCTGGTATGACCACACCAGAACGGGTTTATCAGCATGGAGGAACTTGAAATGACCAGCGAAATCTATGCCCTGCATGAAGGGGTATACGCCTACGACCAAGAAGGTACCTATATCCGCTATATCTGGTTTAGGAAACCAAGCATGTTTGACGTGGCCGCAGCTTTGCAGATGAAATTTCCTTGCGACAATGACGAGCATACTTTGGCTATCACGAAAATCTGGCAAGGACAGTCGATGCAATTCCGCCCCGATGGAAGTGACTGGCAAGTCCTTAAACACGGAGAGGGGAAAGTAGAATGATTGATGCCCCGCTAATGAGCGAGATTCAGGAAGCCGCAGCACAGGGCAAGACCTCGCTGCATGATGTCTGCAAACGGTGTAAGGGGCACGGTCGTATACTGTCTTGGTCTTTCGACTTCAAGAAATGCCCCAAGTGCCAAGGAACCGGGAAGGAGAAAGCGAAATGAACTCGCCATCTACCGTGCCAACGACAAGAGCGGCGTTTACGCCAAGCGCAGCAGAGAAGAAGACTAACCATGTTCCACATCCCCGCAGACTGTGACCCAAACGGCTGGTGTTGGCCCGCCTTCACCCTCGACCGCCCGGTCATCGAGCGCCAGCTAGACGCGGCTGGAATTGCCGAGGTATGCGGGGCGGGCAACTTCGCCTGTGTGCTGGATAAGTCCGGCCCGGTCTGTCAGCCAATCATGCCGAAGCACCTGAGCTACGCTGCGGTCGCTGACGGCTGGAACAGGCCACTGATGAAAGAACATGAACTCGCGCATTGTGCAGGGTTCCAACATGGAGGGTAACGATGAGTAAAACACTTGAGCTTCTGAAAGAGCAGATTGAGGATGCGCTATTTTGCGTTGGAAGTTTAGTAGACAATACCTCGGAAGACACATTACCTGATTTTGAAATCCTCCGCACCGCCATCTACAGCTTGCGGGCTGAGAACACCAGACTCAAGGCAGAGATTGTTCGCAAGGACGCAGTGCTGCAAGAGCTATCCTGCCTTGGCAACGGCGGAACTCCCGGTAACAGCATTGGAAACTTAATAGCCCAGACAGACACAGCCGCACCAACAACGAAGGAGAAAAGTGAAGCCGAGATTTTGGCGTTTGTCAAAGAAGCGGCGGACAAATTCGCAGTCGAAGGCGTTTCGACGTATGGAGATGTTGAAGGCGGGAAGTATCTGGCTCTCCGGTGGGGTATTCTCGATAGAGGAATTGTTGTCATAAAGATTGACAAAGACTTTCCGCCGAGAAACTTTGTTGATGCAGTGGGGGCTACGAACATTTGGGTAGCCAAATAGACAAGGAGCAACAATCATGCCTAGCAAAACCGTTCAGCACATCTTGAATTGTGTGGAGTATGTTCTTGAAAACGAGGCGCAAAGCTGTGCTGAGTTCACAGATGAGCCTGACGCAGACTACACAGACCACGTGTATTACCATGCCTCACAAGTCGCGCGACTCCACTGTGAGAGCATTACGGTTCCTTTCATCTACAAAGAGGCCAATGGGACCTTCACTCATGTTTCCAACTCAGAAACAGACGGGCTTTCTTACGCCACTGGATACCCCACTTTCACCGCAGCCCTGGAGGACAACTTACCATGACCAGTGAACTCACCGCCGCCGCCGCAGAAATCATCCTCAAGGAAAACCTCCGGTTTGTGGACACACTGACCTTCCCGCTTTCCCTCGAGCAGGTAGCATCCTCTCCGTTCCCGGAGCGACTGAAGGAGCACCTCGCGATTGAGGTGTTGCTTTCTCGACTCCTCCCTCCAACCCCCGACAATCCTACCTGGAAGATCAATCCAGATTGGCAACGGACGAGGGATGTTTACTCCCGGAGGGGGAAGAAACTAAACTGATGGTGAAGGGAAATTGTTCTTGACAGCTTCCCCGTTTCATGCCATCATCCACAATCAACACCAACCAAGGAGCCACTCAATGAAATCCACTAACGACAATCTTTCTTTCTCCATTCCCTCGGCCAACCCAACCAAGGCCGAACTCGCTGACGCCCTCGGCCATGCGATTACGGTCATATCTCTTTCAGTTATCCTCAGACAAGTTAGGGATAGGGAGCTAGCACATGATGTTGCTCTTGCCAAAGCAATAAACACTGCAGCTCTTTATCTGTGCGACCTCGGCCTTCACCTGAGCAAAACAGTCTATACGCCCGACGACACTCTGAAATCGCTCAAGGCCAAACTCGCCAAGCTTCAAGCTGAGGCTCGTCTCGAGGAGACACACTAATGGGCACCCCGAAAAATCTTTCTGCCTATGGCGCGGAGCAGGAAATAATGCTCCGCGCATTGGAAAACGAAGCAGGCTGCAAGATCTCCCTGTCAACCTATGGCAAGGCGATTAACTTCCGACAGCGGTTATTCGCCCTTCGAGTCCTCGACCGCGCCCGGAACAAGGAGGTCTACCCTGTCGGGGAAGCCCTTCATGGCAAGTCCCCTTATGACAGAATTTCCATATCCTCCCCGAAGGAAGAACCGAATGGAGAGTGGACGCTCATCCTCACTCCATCCAATGTGGTTAAAATAACTGACCTCTGACCCCGCAGGAAACCAATGACCCAAGACCGTACCATCCTCGCAAAACAACTCGACCCGAGGGCACGCTTCCCCCAGAAAGGAAAGCCGAATGCATCCAGCGTGGATGTGTTCGCCCTCAATGGAGGGGTCCTTGCCCCAGGCATCCGCATGACCTTTCGTACAGGGTACTCATTCACCGTACCCTCCAGGGTCAGTGTGTTGGTGCTGCCGAAGGCGAAGCTCTCCCTCCAGCATGATGTGCATATGTCCCTTGGTGCAGGGCTCCTCGATTCCAGTTTCTCCGGGGAACTCCTCATCAGACTCATCAACCTCAGCGAGCGTCACTACGTTGTGGAAGCAGGTGACCCCATCGCGCAGCTCCTCATCCTCAATGCTTCCTTCCTCTCACCAGATGAAGGTACAGTATGAAAACCGAACCATCCTTTTCCGGCCTCCCGCTGGATGAAACCAAACCAGTGACAGTGGAGTTTTCACCCCGAGTGGTGCAAGCGATGTTGCTTGCTATTGACTATTCCCTCCAAGGAAACGTTCTTCCTCCAGAGGAAAAGACCTTCCTTCGGGAAGCCCGTACTCGTATCTCACGAGCAGTCGCTTGGCTGTAACCAAGCAAAGAAGAAGGAGAGAGTAATGTTTATTATCTGGAACCCGAATGCTACCGAACCGCCTCAGAAGAAGTTTGAAACCTTCGAGCAGGCCTATGCTGTTCTTGAAAGCATGGCGGAAAAGCATCCTGAAGCCACCTTTTACCTCTGTGAGTTAGCCGTTGTTCGCGCAGATGGTGATGCGGACTGGCTGGTCGACCCGAGGGAAGAATGGAATGTGGATGATGCGTGGATTGATGAAGAGGAAGAGGAAGAGGGATAGGATGGAGGGGCGGGCATGACATTACCACCACAAACGTCATGCCCGCCCTCATATCCCCTCTTGACAGCTTCACCAAAAACCGCCATCATTCCCAAATGGCAATCACGCCAAAACCAAGGAGAGTAAAACAATGCAGTTCAATTCCGAGACCCCGCGCCGTGACCTTATCATTCAGGACGTGAGCTTCGCTGCTCCGACCCCGTATGTCGAAGGTCACACGCTGACGGCGAATGAAGCCGCCGTTCTCAACCAGACCCTGTTGGAAAACTTCCGTAACAACTTCGCTTCCACCGTCAAGGCTGCGAAGGAAGAAGCTGAGAAGGCCGGGAGTCCTCTTGATGAAGAGGCCCTGCAGGAGAAGTTTGAAACCTACGCTGCTGAATACGAGTTCGGCGCTCGCCGCATTGGTGCCCGTTCTTCTGTTGACCCTGTTGAGCGCGAAGCCATCAAGATTGCTGTGGCCAATCTCAACAAGGCTCTCAAAGCCCAGAAGATTGACAAGGACACCATCCCCGAAGCCCGCTTCGACGAGCTGGTCAAGGGCATCCTCGACAAGTACAACGACCGTATTTACACTGAGGCTCGGGAAATTGTTGAGTCCCGCAAGAAGCGCGTGTTTGATATTGAACTGAATATCTAACACTGCCGGGGAGGGAGGCTGTCGTGGCTCCTTCAGCCTCCCAAACCCCAAAGGAGAATCAATGGATAACAAAACTCTTATATCATTGATGAATGTAGCAGTCGCCTCCGAGCGAGGGATTGTGCTTGATAATGTAGACGCCGCGCAACTGCGTGTCTCCTTCTACAAGGCAAGAAAGATTGCAGAAAATTCTTCGTTTGCTGATTTGAGCTTTCAACTTTCAACATCTCCTTCACGCTTGCTCATCCTCAGAAAGAGCAAGATGCAGGAAGAAGGCGCCCTGAAGCATGGACAAACCTTAACCTTTGGAGAAGATGCAGATGAAATTCAGGGAAAAAACTGACGAGGACCTGACGAAGATTTCCATCCGACTTAACACCTCGGATTTGGATTACCTCCGTGAGGCGTATCAGACCATCGGCTACAACCGCACAGTCCGCGCAATTGTTCGTCGCTTTGTCCGCCGGTGTAGGCAGGACGAAACGAACTCCAATAAAATCATCGACCTAACCCAGGAGCTAAATCAAAATGACTGACCTTGCCACAATCCTTCATTCCCCCCTCACCCAGGTTGAGCGTAATTCAATCGACGAACTCCTCGCCCGTGACCCCTTGCAGTTAACCGACCAGGACCTTGACCTTCTAGTGGATTACTTCCGCCAGCTCAGAAAAGACGTGCGACAAGCAGAGGCGGAAAAGACCCCACGCAAAACCAAGGCGAAGGGCAAGGAAGCCTTAACTTCCGGTGCGAACATTTCCCTCGATGACCTCTTACTCTGAGGACCGCCCATGTCCAACCCTCGCCCACACTTTTCCTCCAGCATCCCCCACCTCCAGGTGGTGTGGGACAGCACGAGTCTGTCCCTTCTCAAGGAATGTCCAAGGAAGTATTACTTCCAGCAGGTGATGATGTATCGTCCGAAAGAGGATGCACTTCCCCTATCCTTCGGCATCGCCTATCACGGTGGGCTGGAGGAGTACGACCGCGCCCTTGCTCGGGGAGAACCCCCACGCCTCGCTCTTCACGCAGCTATTCGCCGCGCACTCACCCTCGCGCAGCCAACTTGTGTCGCGACGAGTGATGATAACCGGAGAACCCTAACCACCCTCATCCGTTCCATCATCTGGTACTACGAGGAGTTTGCGGAGGACCCTTTCAAAACTCTCATCCTTGCGAATGGCAAACCTGCAGTGGAACTTTCCTTCAAGCTCTGTCTTGATGGCACCTCCACCCCGGAGGGCGACCCTTATCTCCTCGCCGGACACCTCGACCGTGTTGTGGACTTTAACGGGCTGTGGGTCACTGACAGAAAGACAACGACTTCCTCTTTCAGCACCCATTATTTCAACCAGTTCACGCCGAACAACCAGATGAGCCTGTATGATTTCGCAGGGAGATCCATCCTCACCACCGAAATTCAGGGGGTGATTGTGGATGCTGTTCAGCTTCTTGTCGGGAGCTCTCGTTTCCAGCGGGAACAGATCTCCCGTCCCGCAGCTCTTTCTGAGGAGTGGCTGGAGTCTACCTTGGAAACAATCTCCCTTGCGGAGCGTTGGGCAGAAAGCGGACGCTGGCCCATCAATGACACCGCTTGCAGCAAATACAACGGGTGCCCCTTCCAAAAGGTTTGCAGTAAGCAGCCTTCAGTACGGCACCATTTCCTCTCCAGTGACTTCACCATCTCCGATTGGAATCCACTGGAGGAACGATGAGCTACCGCCCAGCCTCTGACTTCGTGGAGGGAATGTCAATAACCTCCTGGGCAGAACAGACCATGCACCGTGCAACACATCCTGAAAGGACAGACCAATGCCACAGCTCAGCAACCACGTTTCCAAACGAGTCACCAAAATGCTCCTCATCGGCGACAGTGGGTCGGGTAAGACAGGTGCCCTTGCCAGTCTCGCCAAAGCGGGGTATAATCTTCGGATACTTGATTTTGATAACGGCTTGGATATTCTCCTTAATCTGCTGGCTGGTGATAGCCCTGCTCTTGCTCGGGTGATTTTCGAAACCTGCACGGATAAGCTCCACGCAGTTGGGGGTAACGTAGTCCCGAAGGGCATCCCCACAGCCTGGCCCCGTGCAATGGGTTTACTCACCAACTGGAAGGTTGGAAGTGCCGGTAACTCTGCCGCAACCCCTCCAGTAGCAGCCTCCCCGGACTATTACTCCCTCGGCAGTCTTGAAACATGGACTGACAAGGACGTGCTGGTGATTGATAGCTTGACCTACCTCGGCAAGGCCGCTCTTCGCTACGTTCTCGCAATGAACAACCGGAGTGACCAGGCTCCCCATCAAGCAGACTGGGGAACTGCGATGAAGAAAGTGGAAGAAGTACTGTCTCTCCTCTACTCAGACTCCGTGCCTTGTAATGTAATCATCACCTCCCACGTCACGTTCATAGGAGAAGAAGGCACACCGCTTCGAGGTTATCCGTCCGCCCTCGGTCAGAAGCTGCCTCCAACCGTAGGCAGGTATTTCAACACCATCCTTGCCACCAAATGCGTAGGGAGCGGGGCAAATTCCCGGCGAACAATTCGCACAGCTTCCGAAGGTTTTGTCGAACTCAAACACCCATTCCCAGGTAAGGTCCCACTCGAACTCCCCCTCGACACAGGCCTCGCCACTTTCTTCGAGATTGCCCGAAAGGGCTAACCTATCTGGGAATGTTCCCAGATCCGGGAGAGACCCTCCCATCACCCACCAAGGAGACCCACTATGGTTGACTTTAGTAGCCTTGTGAACGTCCAAGCTGACACCATTGAGCGCCCGAAACCCCTTCCTGTTGGTTCCTACCAGGCAGTGATTTCTAAGCAGGAGTTTGGCACAACCAACTCGGACAAGAAAACCCCGTACTGCCGCTACCTCATCTCCCCCCGTACTGCCTTGGACGATGTGGACCAGGACGCCTTGTCGAAAGTTGATCTTTCCAAGATCACTCTTCGTCAGGACTTCTGGCTTACACCTGACTCCACCTACCGTCTGGTTGAGTTCTTGAAGAAGACGCTCGGCCTTGACACAACAGGGCGGAACCTCGGCGACCTCATTCCCGAGGCCGTCGGCATGTCCGTTCTCATCAACGTCAAGCACACGCTTGACCGCAACAATGAGCCGCGAGCGGAACTCAATTCAATCGCGTCTGTATAACTACCCTGGGGGAGGACTCAACCTCCCCCAGCCTTTTCGGAGTAACCCATGCTATCAAAACAGTTCATCGAAGTGGAGGTTTCCTCCATCAAAGTTCTCCCTGACCGTCAACGGCAGGACCTCGGGGATATTAATTCTCTCGCAGAAAGCATAGAGCGAATCGGGGTGATAAACCCACTCGTAATCACCCGCGAGATGACTCTTGTCGCAGGGGAACGCCGTCTCCGTGCCTGTCAACAACTCAAACTCACCCACGTCCCCATTCAATTCGTGGACCAGCTCTCCACCAAGGAGCTTGCGTGTATCGAACTTGAAGAAAACGTCAAGCGGAAAGACCTCACTTGGCAAGAGGAAGTTGTCGCGGTTAGCAAACTCCACGAACTCAACGTGGAATTATACCCGGGTTGGACGCTCGCAGACACTGGCAAAGCCGTAGGCTGTGAAGCCCCTTTTGTCAGTCGTGCTGTTTCCTTGTCCAAAGAATTGTCAGATCCCCGGATCGCTGAGGCAACAACCAAGACCGCCGCCTATAACATCCTGCGCCGGCGGGCAGAACGTGCCAGTGCAAACGAGTTCAACTCCATCATTGAAGGAACCATGATGCAGTTGGATAAGGAACTTCCTGTACGGGAAGACGGGAAGGAGCCCGCGTCAAAGACCGAAGAACCTCTTGAGGTTGAGCTCCCAGAAGAGGAAGCAGCTCCCCCTGCACAAGTGTCCATCCTCAACCAAGACGCTATTGAATGGATGGACAATTACAGCGGGCCTTATTTCAACTTCCTCCACTGTGACTTTCCTTACGGGATTAGGTTCAACAATGGAACCCAGGTTGCAAAAACATGGGCGGCTTACAATGATGACCCCGACGTGTATTGGGCACTCCTCAGCGCATTGGCTCGCAACCATCAGAAACTGCTCGCCCCGTCTTCCCACGTGATGTTCTGGTTCAGTATGAAATTCTACAAAGAAACCCTCGCCTTCTTTGAAACCCACATGCCCCGGATAGAACTCAACCACTTCCCACTCATCTGGGTCAAGTCAGACAACAAGGGCCTGCTTCCAGACCCTCTTCGTGGCCCTCGGCGTATTTATGAAACAGCCTTCATGGGCTCTTGCGGCGACCGCCACGTGATAAGTTCGGTGAGTAATGCCTACCTCGCACCGTCGGGTAAAGCAGACGCAGTTCATGTTTCAGAGAAACCACTCCCAGTGCTGAAACATTTCTTCAAGATGTTTGTGGATGATAGCACAACCCTGCTCGACCCCACTTGCGGAAGCGGAACAGCCCTTCGTGCGGCGGAATTTCTCGGAGCCAAACGTGTGCTTGGACTCGAGCTCGACCGCGACCACTTCACCAATGCGGAGCAAGAACTTCGTAAGTTTCGTGTGATGCAAAAACTCACCATGTGAGGTATCATGACTCAGATTGTTGTGGTTGTTGACTGGCCTTTGTCGAAGAAAGGAGAGGAGGAGCTAAGTGCCCTCCTCACTTCTTCAAACATCTCTCTAACCGATGTGAGGATAACCAATGTTCTCTCCTTTGTTCCGCCCCAGGGGGATCTCAAGCAACTTTGCTGCAAGAAGAAAGAAGCAAAAGAAGCCCTCCCGTCTTATGACTTCCCCCCGGCGTGTGGTGCAGGGCAGTACCTTCAGCCAAAGTATCTTGGGGAACTTGTCAGACTTGCAGCAGACCTACGGGATGCTCATCCCACTGTTGTCCTTGCAGCAGGCGCCCTTTCTTGCTGGGCTCTCTGCGGCACAGCAAAACTGGGAGCGGTCAGAGGAACTCCGGTCACAAGCGACCTTGTTCCCGGACTTAAAGTTATTCCCACCTACAGCATCCCCGCTCTCCTCCGGGATTGGTCACTCAGAGTCGTGGTTTCCGCTGACATTCTTAAGCTCGCTCGAGAACGCCATTTCCCAGAAGTTCGTCGCCCTAAGAGAGAAGTTTGGACGGACCCGACGCTGGCTGATCTGGTTCTGTTTGAACAACGGTTTCTTCAACCTGCGTCTCTGATTTCCTTTGACATTGAAACCAGGTTCAAAATGATCACCTGTGTTGGATTTGCAGGTGACCCAGACCATGCTATCTGCGTTCCTTTTTGGGACGAGCGAAAACCCACTTGGTCCTATTGGGCTACACCGCAGGAAGAAAAGCTGGCATGGTTATGGGTCAAGCACATTCTCGGGATGGACAAACCAAAGCTAGCGCAGAACGGTCTCTACGACATTCAATGGCTCTGGCGTCAGATGGGCTTCCAAGTCAAGCGGTATGAAGAGGACACCATGCTTCAGCACCATGCGCTGTTTCCTGAACTTCCCAAGGATCTCGGTTTCCTTGGAAGCATTTACACCGATGAGGCCTCGTGGAAGCTAATGCGGAAACGGGAATCTGATGAAATGAAAGCGGAGGATTGAAATGAACTTTGTCGTTATGGAGTCCCCTTACGCGGGAGACATTGAGCGGAATGTGGCCTATGCGCGTAAGGCGATGAAAGATTGCATCACCCGGGGGGAACTTCCCTTCGCGTCTCACCTCCTCTACACCCAGGTCCTAGACGACAAGGTGAATGATCAGCGCAATCTTGGACTATACCTCAACATGTCAATGATTTCCCGTGCTACCTTTGTCGCGGTTTACACTGACCTTGGTATAAGCCCCGGCATGGAGAAGGCCATCGCTTACGCAAGACGGTGGAGAATCCCTGTCGTGTATAGAAACCTTGGAGTGTAACATGGCTACCATCATTCAAACAGATAAGCTCTCCGAGTCCTTCACCGGGATGCCTTCCTACTACACCTACAACGGGCTGGACTGTTGCTTGACCCTGGAAATTCACAGGGCATTACAGCCTCTCCACACCACGGAGTCAAGGCTAATCTACGACTTCGAGCGGGGCTTGCAGGCCCCCGCTCTTGAGATGATGTTGCGTGGGATGCTGGTGGACCCTTTTGCAAAAGGCAACGCAATCACCACCCTGACTTCGGAACAGGGGAGATTGGAAGAAATTCTGAACAAACTGTCCATGGCGTTTTGGGGCCAGACCATCAATCCAAATTCCCCAAAACAACTCAAGGACTTCTTCTACCATTCTCCTGCTGGCTTTTGCCTTCCTGAAATTTCCGCAAGGGTAGGAAAAACCTGGCGGGTGAGCACTGGCCGCGAAGCACTTGAGAAAATCCTCGCCTACCGTGATGCGAAGATTTTTGCCAAACTCATTCTCGCCCTGCGAGATCTGAAGAAACAATTAGATTCCCTTCGCACAGGACTGGACAAGGACGGGCGGATGCGGAGTTCCTACAACGTGGCGGGCACTGAAACAGGACGCTGGTCATCCTCAACCAACGCCTTCGGCACTGGCACAAATATGCAGAACCAGTCCCCGAAAGTCCGAAACATCTTCGTGGCCGACCCTGGGATGAAACTGGCCTACATCGACTTGGCTCAAGCAGAGTCCCGCAATGTGGGCTTGCTCACCTATATCCTTTTCGGAGATTCAACTTACCTTGACGCTTGTGAGAGCGGGGACCTTCACACCACTGTCTGTAAGATGGTGTGGCCCCGCCTAGGCTGGACCGACGACCCGAAGGCCAACAAGAAGATCGCCAACAAGCCCTTCTACCGGGATTACTCCTACCGCGATATGGCGAAGAGGGGCGGGCATGGCACCAACTACTACGGGAAGCCCGCGACTATGGCCAAGCATCTACACGTTGACACTCCCGTTATGGTTGAATTTCAAAACGGGTACTTTGGTGCATTTCCAGCCATACCCAGGTGGCACCTTCGCACAGCTCAAACCCTCCAGACCACCGCATCCCTCACCACACCTGTGGGTAGAAAGCGCATTTTCTTTTCCAGACAATCAGATGACAGCACCCTCCGTGAGGCCATTGCCTTCGTCCCTCAGTCTCTTTGCGGCGACCTTCTCAACACAGGCCTATGGCGGGTATGGAAGCATCTCCACAAGGGGAATGTGCAACTGCTCGCTCAGATTCACGATGCCATCATTGTTCAATACCCTGAACACGAAGAGGATGTTTGGTTGCCTCAAATAAAATCTTGGCTGGAAGTCCCCTGTGAGTTCAATGGGAGAAAGTTCACCCTCCCTTGTGATTTAGCTTCCGGTTGGAATTGGCAGAAATTCTCCATCAACAACCCTGATGGAATAAGAGAATGGAACGGTCATGATGATAGAATACGGCAAGACTCCCCGGCGCTCCAGTTCTTGGATAGAGTTATTCGTTGAGGCGCACTCAACAAAACCCTCTCCAAAGATTTTCCTGAAGTGGGGAGCCATCTCTGCTATCGCTGCCGCACTTGAGCGTAGGGTGTGGGTGCGAACAGCTGACAGTCCGCTTTATCCTAACCTCTTCGTGCTGCTTGTCGCAACACCTGGAGTTGGGAAGTCCCGGATAATATCTGAAGTAGACACCCTCTGGCGGGGAATGAAGCGGATGCACGTTGCGCCGAAGAGCATCACGAAGGCCGCCCTTGTGGATGCCCTTGTGGATGCCGAGCGGAAGGAAGTCCTCTCCACCACGTCCATTATGGAATACCACTCCCTCGCGGTGCCGAGTTCAGAGTTCGGTGTTCTCGTCCCAAGCCACGATCTTGAATTTCTTAATGTCCTGAATGACATTTATGACAATCCGAGCTTCTACTCTGAGCGGCGCCGGTCAGCACCTGAACCCATCGACATTGTCAATCCACAACTCAACATCCTTTCTGGCACCCAACCAGCCTATTTATCCGCCCTTTTCCCGGATGCAGCTTTTGGCATGGGATTTTTCTCCCGGATTATCATGGTCTATTGCAGCACGGCCACGCGCCCACCCCTCTTCTCAGACAAGGTTCTCGAAGACCCTCGGTATACCGACCTGTCTAAGGACTTGGAAAGCATGACCACCCTTCACGGAGAGTTCCGTTTCACATCCACTGCCGCCAAGATGATAAGTGATTGGTATGAAGCCGACTGCCCGCCGAAACCAGACCATGCAAAGCTAATCCACTATTCCACTCGGCGCATCCTCCACGCACTGAAGCTTGCAATGGTTTCTGCAATCTCGCGCAGCAATGTTTTGCTCATTGAGGAGCAAGATATTAATTGGGCCCTGTCCACTCTGTTCGAGGCGGAGCGCCTAATGCCTGGAATTTTCCGCGAAATGAAAGCGAGTCCAGATGCCCAGGTTCTTGACGATTTGTACTTCTACACTTGGCGCCAATACGAGACGGAAAAGAAACTTCTCTCCGAACAGCGCCTTATCAATTTCCTCTCTGAACGAACGGCAGCTAACCGGATCAGAGACCTCCTTGAAATCTTCGTAAGAAGCGGAATGGCTGACCGCGTTGATGCAGCTGGCATCATTATGTACCGTCCTAAAGCCAAGGACTCTCGTGAAGTTTTAACCTGAAAGGAACCAGTACCATGTCTATCTTTCGTCCAATGCTTGCTTGCACAGTCAACGACTACACCACTCTCCCCTATCCTGTTTACGCGAGTGCTAAACTCGATGGGATCCGCTGCATTGTCTTGAATGGAGTTGCAATGTCGCGCAGCCTCAAACCATTGCCGAACATATATGTACAGCGGCGATTTGGTCAGCTCAAATACAACGGCTTCGACGGGGAGCTCACCTGTGGGGATACTACAAGTTACGACCTTTTTAAGAAAACCACAAGCGCGGTTATGTCGGATGAGGCTCCCTGCGCTCCAGTCTTCCGTGTGTTTGATACTGTCCTCCATCCTAAGATGCCGTATTCCGAGCGGAAACTCATCATTGCGAAAGCACTCGAGACAGAGGTTTTTGCAACTTACCACCGGCAAACCCTGATTAAAGACAAGCATGAAATGCTCTGTTACATCCAACAGGTGGAAGCTTGGGGGTATGAGGGAGTAGTCCTCCGCCGCCCAGATTCCTTCTACAAGTTTGGCAGGGGTACAGTCAAAGAAGGATGCTTGATGAAAATCAAACCTTTTTCAGACACTGAAGCCACAATCATCGGTGGAGTCGAACTCCTCCATAACAAAAACGAAGCGACCCTTGATGAGCGTGGATTTACCAAGCGCTCAACAGCCAAAGCGGGAAAAGTTTCCTCCGGGATGCTTGGAACTTTCCGATGCTGGGCTCCTTGCTTCGCAGAGCCTTTCGAAATCGGCACAGGCTTCACCGAGGCTGAGCGTATCCAATACTGGAAAGAACTCCCCAATCTCATCGGGAAGCAGGTTCGGTTCAAATATCAAGCGTATGGGAGCTACAACAAGCCCCGTTCCCCAGTGTTTCTTGGTTTCCGGGAAGAGGGAACCTAGGGAGCGGTTCCCTTCACGAGGGCGTGCCAAAGCGCCTGCTTTTCCAAATCCGCTTTGGAACCATACTTGGTGAGGGCAAGGGCCGATTCAGGTCCTGCCCCCACCACATCTCTGTATGTATCCCAGAAAGTGTTTGGGGATCTCTCCGCAATGAGGTGTCGTGGGATTGCTCTAGCAAATTGCTCCCCCATCGAATTAAGGTAGGTATTGTATTGAGCTGCAGGACCCTCGGCAACAGGGTAAGGTATGTTGCTCTTAGCGAAAACCTCTTTCAATGCATCTGTATTAACATGCGCAACATTGTTAACATTCGCTCCATTGAAAAGCCCAAGGGAATCCTGCGCGGCATGAGTCATCTCATGCAAAATCGTCTCCATTGTGGTTTTGATCTGGGCAGATGAAGGAGGTGCAACCGTGTTATCACTCAATCGATCTAATACAAGATCGCTCGTGATGGTTCGTTTGTCTGGATAGTAGAACCCTTTTGTAAAATTCACTACATCCCCATACATGATGTTCTTGGATGGATGACCTGCCGGGAATGTCTTTGGATTGAGCGTGACAGACATTGAGGGAGATACAACCGAATAATTAATCAGCGGATTGTCATTTCCACCAGCAACTTCTGCCAATGAGTGCTTGGTGTTTAGGTCAGAATAAGTATGAGCAGCATGGTTGAGAGAGGGCTCTTGTGACAACTCAAGTAAAGGAGCCAACTTATTAATCGCATCCATGCGTTCAGTGGCGGCGTCCAATACCCAATCATACATTTGACCTGGGTTAAAAGGAGCAATGCCCGTCATTGTCACTCCAGTACTTAAATCAGGACCTCCCCTTTCAAAGAGCATAGGAAGAACCCCGGTTCGCTTGGTAACCTCTTCCAGTGGTACACGGGCCCTGAGCATATCCCCTGCCTCTTTAGTCGCCCCAGGTTCCAAATTAATTCCTTCAAGCAATCGACTGATGTGAAGTGTTCCGCTTTCATCTGCGAGCATCTTGGTCAGCAATTCCCTGTTCGCAGGGGAAAATGCCTCACCAGCTCCACCAAGAGCAGCGCCCAAAACTGCCCCTTCGGGACTGGTTCCACCCTGACTTCCAATTCCCGCACCAAGAGCGCTCTGCGCAAGCAGCTGCGGGAATTTAGTCAAACCAAGAGCTGCGGATGCGGCACCCTGGGAAACTAATTCCCCGGCCAACTGCGGAATCATCGGCGCGGCACTTTGTTCTTCTCGAATAAGCCTGGCACGTTCACCCAAATCCACATTGTCCCCTGCGAGGGCAAGGATGGCCGCTTCAAGTTCCGGTCCATTTCCCAACGCATTGATGAGTGCGCGGGCTTGAGGGAGTCCCTGGTCAATTATGTTTGGATAGCTCATGTCATGCCTTTCCCGTTGCACACGTCATCACCGCCCAGTTCATTTCCCCAGCATATGTCGAGACCTGTAAATGTCCGCCGCAGCAAACTTACGCTCGAGCAAATCTTCATTAGCATTTGCATCACGAGCGTGCATACTTGCCAGCACGGAGCTCACGTCCAGTCCCTTCGCCATGGCAATTCTCAACAAACGCCCAGATGCTTCTGCATCCCCTTTGGCCTCGAGCAGCGCTTGCCCCATTGCAGCCACTTGTTCCTTATGCCAGGCCTGTCTGTTGTAAAGTTCATCCGCCACTCGGTATTGCTTATCCAGTTCCAAAGGATTGACCCCGAGCATAAACATTGCCCGGTCTCCGATTGAAACATCCTTGAGATTAGGATTGCCATTGACCAAGCTCTTGATGGTGTTATCCTCATACGAAGCAGCAATGCGATGCAAGGTCTTTGGCGCGAGTGCCCGTGTGATGAGCCCCCGCACCTTTTCACTTTCCAGCGGGTTGTTCCCCGTGGCTTGCCAACTAGCAAGCCCTTCTCCGATAGCTTTCCCAAGCATTCTCCCCCGGTCAAGGTGAACAATCGAGGTAAGCATTTCCACATCCCGCATCGGGTTGGCACCAGGGGATGTTGCACTTCCTGTTAGGGACAGCCCTAAAAACGCGGGCAATCCAAACATCAACCCATCCGCAAATCCGCTATCTTCCCCATCCGCCCCTGCGAACCCAGAGTACATCAAGTCCATCATACTCTTGTCCGTGGCGAGTTTGGCCATTCCATTGGCCACCCCGTAGAAGGGCTGTGCGGCGAGCCCTCCAATGGCGCTCGTGGCGGCGGTCTGCCAGAGCAGCGGCGCCCAATTCCCCTCCATGGCCATACCCCCATACCGAGCCATGTTGAACATATAGTTCATCATCCAGTTCTTAAACAGGCCAAATGTACTCCCAATCGGAGTGGTGAACATCCGACTCCTGTCCACCGTGGCATAGCCATACATTGTCCGATAGGTGAGTTCTTTCGCGAAGTGGTAAAGCGCATCCCCCTTCAGCCCGAGCATATCCCGCCCTGTAATCCACCCACTTGCAAAAGCAATCGAGCGCCCGAGTTTCTCTGTTTCCTTTGGGAGAAACTGCGAAACCTCGCTCACCCATCCGGCGAATTTTCCAGGAGAAGTAAACGCTTCCCTCCATTGGGAAACCTTTGTTGCAGTCTCCCCAACATATTCTTCAAAAATCCTCGGAGTAAGATCCCCTGAGTGCGCCGCACGCTCGAAACCTGCACGCAGCGCCTCATCGGGATTCCGCAATTCCCGCATAGCTTTGCCAAAAATCTTCATGGGCGACAGCACACTTACAGTGGCCTTGAGCCGCCCTGCCTCATCAAGAACCGGATGCACACCATAGCTCCCCGCCATGCGTTTTGGCACAGGACCAAGCACCGCAGAAATCTCCGGCAACACAGTTTGCAAAGTCCCAAGCACGTTGAGGATTGGCTGCACGAGTTGCCCTGCACCGAACTGCAAATGGAACAGTGCTTGATTGGTGGTCTGCACAATTCGAGTTGCGCTGTTTGGACCAAGCGCAGGAGCAAGTACCTTATCCACCACCGCATTGGTTATCTTCCCCACAGGGCCTGATTCCCCTGCAAGATCCCGCAACCGGGCCTCCAACACCCTTGCCTCCCCAGGTGCAATCGCGATGAGTTGGTTTCGCTCCGCATTTATCGCGTCGTCTGTGGTTATCCTTGCTATGTATTTCCACTGACTTGTGAGATGGTCCCCGAGAATCTTCTCAAGTTCATCCTTATCCCAAGGAGAGTTCTCCCCAATAAAACCACCAACACCTTCTCGCGGTTTCATATACCCTGGTTTCGGCGCCGAGCGGAACAGTGCCTCATGCGCAGCTGTTGCTTTCACGTAGTCAGGATGGCCGAGCTTGAGCATGGCAAGTTCCCCAGGAAGGAGAAGGATTTTCTCCATATCCCGATCATACACCCTGGTTTCCCCTGCGTGGAAACCCTCTCCCAACTTAGCCATGATTGCATCAGCTTCCTGTTGGGATGCTCGAGCAGTCTTCCCACTCGCAACATAGATGAGTTCATTCGCTTCGTTGAAAATGGGTGTGCGAAGTTTCCCTCTCCACGTGTGGGAGATGAGGTAGTGGTTCTTAAGCGGCACCATAACGGATTGCCCCGTCAACTTCTGCGTCCGCATAATCTGATCAAGCATGAAATTATCCACCTTTTCTAAAGTGGAAGCAAATTTCAGAGCCCGTTCTGTGATATCCCCTCTGGCTAGGAGTTCCTGTCCCATCTCTGGACCAATCCCGTTGGTCCACAAGCGCCAAAGACCAAGCCTATCCGCGTCCGTCAGCGTATCGAGTTCCGCTTTGAGACTGTTCGGGTCAAGTTGGTGCGCACCCTTGAACATCTGCCCGAGGAGATTCCCGCTCTTCCCCAATTGCAGCCGACCGTACATAAGCTCCTGCGCCTGTCGTTCTGCAGCAGAATAGATCAACTTCGCATGAGTCATTGCATAGCGACCAAGAGGTGTTTTGAACTGAAACTGCAACGGGGCCACATACTCGTTGACGAAGTTTTTCAATCCACGTGTCGCTGTAGCTGCACCTTCCCCCACAAGACCATCAAGGCCAAGCACCTTACCAAGCCCTCGCATGAGACTTCCAGTGCTCGCTCCTGGTTTAACCATCGCGAGGTAGTTTTGATAGGGCAACACCCTCTTCAATCTGTTCGCTTCATCGATCAGATTGAGGCCGGTCTTACCCTGAGGTTTCGGCGTCACATACCACCTTGAGGCATCCGTAACCACGTTCTTAAACCGTTCATACTCCGGCATGAAAGCCCCAGGACGGTCTGTCTTCCACAGTGCCCACTTGTCCCCCGGAGCAGCCTTGCCTGGGTCTCCTTCCATCTTTCTTGCGAAAACGAAAAGACCATTGTCAGACTCTCTCTGCACCCAGGTATTCCGCGAAATCCTGCGAAGGTTCTTGTCAACCGCAGACTGAAGAAAATAAGCACCCTTCGCTTGCAGGGCTGTATTTATTCTCGGATACTGCACATCGCTTTCAAAGTCCACACGGCCAAAAGCCTTCTTCGCGTCAGCCTCCCAAGCCTCCCTTGTCGCGTAGCCAAGTTCAGGATTGTTCGTGCGGATGAGTCGCTGGCGGCGAATTTGTGTACTCGGTTCAAAGTTCACCCGGAAGAGTCTATCAACCGCCCTCCGACTTGCCCCAGGGAGATTGTTAACATAGCTTCCATTAGTCAAATCTTCCCGCACGACCGAGCGTAGGCGAGAGACCGCTCCAGATAACCTTGCCGCAACATCCGGTGTGAGGTTAGGTTCTTGCAATTTTCCAAGCACATTACGGAGTTGGAGTGAAACAGGAAGCGTCTCATCAAACCCTGGAATGAGATCACGCAACGCCGCAGTTTGCCGTCCAAAATTTTTCAAAAACTGCGCGCCGCCACCAATCGCTCCGCCAAGACCGAGGCTCACCGCAGAGTCCCAAACAGTGTCGCTAAAGGGTTTATCCCCCACTGTTGCTGCGGCACCGAGCCGTGCTGCCTCAAGTGGTGCCCAGCGGATGGCCTCCCGTCCAGCAGCACCAAGCACACCAACTTTCTCCGCCGTTCCTGCCTTATCCATGAGACTGGCGAGCCACCCGGCCTTTTTGGTAGCTCCAGCCCACCCGACATACGGAATGAGAGTGGAGCCTAATCCGACCACCGTACTCGCAACAGGGTTGTTGGCGCGCCACTTTTCTACTTCGTGTGAGGGATCAATTCCAATCCACTCTCCAAGACTAGCCCCGCCAGATTTCAAGGCAAGACTGAGCCATTCTGTACTCCCAGGAGTTCCTGCGAGAGAAACTCCTTCAGAGGAAGGCGCAGAACCTAATTGAGCTTGCAGGGTCTTGAGATCATCTTCCAGCGTTGCCATCAATCGAACTCCTAATCAAACTTGCTGCAAGGGTAGATCCGCTTGCAGCTCTTGCCATGAGTTCAGGTGATGTCGTCAGCATGGCCATTAATTCCCCGGTGAGTAGTCGGTCGAACATCTTACCACGTTCCGCTCCTTCCACCCCACTGGCCATAAGTTGTTCAGAAACCCTTTCGACCAAATTCGCCCGAACCTCTGGAGGAAGTATTTGCGCCCAAGTCCCATTGTCTTTAATATCGTTCGCAACAGCACTCAACACATCCACAGGCCCCACACCAACAGCACTCGCTGCAAGTTGTCCAGCTTCGTCCCGAGTCGCGCCTGCTTTGTTCGCGAGTGCGCTGATTGCAGCATGACGACCCCCTGAGAGCGGGTCGACCATCCTCACCACTCGCTGCCCGTTCTCTGTCAACAGCAGCTGCACCACGCCATCTTTCACCCCGAGGACCTGAGGTTGAGCAGCTTCGAGGTTCTTAAGCTGTACTTGGTATTTGGCCAGATTATTCCGATAGGCAATTTCCGCAGCTTGGGAGTCAAATCGTCCTTTTGACTCAGCCATGCTCTGCTCTGTTTGAGCTCGTGCAGCAGCATATTCCCGCTGTTGCTGTGCGTACTTTTCCCGCTCTTGCTTCGCCCGTTCTTCCGAAGACATTTTGCCCTGAATGGCACCGCCAGCTGCCCCTGCAAGAATCCCAGACACATCCTCCCCTTGCAGTGCCCCGAGAATTGCAGAGAGTATCATTTCCTTCTGGGGATCTGCGGACGTTTCTGGGGCTTGTGGTGCAGCCTTATCCATCCACTGCTGCATGGCGGAATAATCAACCGGGGTTGGTGTGGGCATTTCAGGGGGCAATGGCAGTTCCGTTGATGCCCCGAGTGGAATATCCACACTCTTAGTTGCCGGTCCTTGTTGCAGCCATTGTGCCGCCATCTCAGCACCAGAGGGGAGTTGAGGAGCCGCCGCCATCTGAGCCTGCTGCGCGGCCGCCTCTGCTTGCAGCTGCCCTTGGGGTACGGTTGCAAAGGTACTCAAACCCTGCCCGAGTGCTTGGGCGGTAGGCTGTGCCGCCTCAATAGCTCCTTGCAAGGGTTGTCCCAATTTCTGCATAAGGATACCTGGGGCACCGACGGTGAGATCACGAGAGAGTTGCCCTGCAGGAGTGAGCCTTGGATCGGAAGTGTTTGCCCAATCTGAGTACTCCTTGAGAGAGTTCAAAAAGGTAGCAACATTAAAAGGATTAGCCCCATAAGGCATCTGTGTATCCATTAGCTAAGTCCTCCAAGCAGTGCTCCAGCAAGACCGAGTCCTATCCCCCAAGGGCCTCCCATCGCAGCCAAGGCTGTTCCCTGCGGCGCTGCTGCCGCTGCAAGTCCCAAACCACTGAGTCCTCCCTTCAATGCACCACTAAGCGCACTTTGCCTTCCCCCTGACGTGTAGGAGTTATTAAACTGCCCGCCTTGCACCGCCGTGGAAAGATTGGCAAGTCCAGACCAAGGTGCTTCTTGTTGCGCCTGATATGCAGCCATCTGTGCATTGAGTTCTTCCTGATTCATTGCAGCCTGCTCCGCACCAATTTGCGCCTGAATTTGAGCAGGAAGCATCTCAATCCCAAGACCCTGTTGGATCAATGAACCCGAGTTCAACTGGTTCTGACGTTCAGTGGCATAGTTCTGATACCCGATTTTAGCCAAAGTGTCTGCGGCTGTTTCTCCAAAACTCCGTGCAGCCTTCTGCCGCTCGATCATATCAGCATCCCCACCATACGCGCCGCTCATAACCGCATTGGAAGAGAGTTGGGGGAAAATGGATTCAGTGTAGGACCGTGTGATTGGCTTGAGTGCCGTTTCCATCGCACCCATCAGATACGGGTTGGCCTCAGCATTAAGCCATTCCCCGCGTGCAGAGCTTGCTCCAAGTTCCCGCACATTTGCCCCGCCGTAGTCAGCAGCCTGCCCAGACATTGCCATACTTCCGGGCGCTGGCATCATCGGCCCGAAGCCCACCGGGGCCTGTCCTTGGGCCTGTCCTTGTCTTGGCTGTGGCCACTGTCCCCAGTTTGCCATATTCACATTGGACATTAGCGTCTCCTCCCAAATCCAGCTTGTGCAAGGAATTGCATCAATGTCGGGCTTAACGGCATCATCGGTCTTGAGCCCATTGGTGCAGGTAAAGGTTGAGGCGTGGCTTGGGGCACGAATGGGGCCGCACCGCTTGCAAGCACGCTTTTAAACCCAGTCCCTCCACCAGGCACAAATGCAAGCATCTTATTCTGTGCCTCTATTGTATTGGCATTGGCATCAGGCACTCGTTTGCCCGTGTACCCAGTCTTGTCCGTCTTACCATACGCTTCTTCAGCCCGTTGGTAAAGCCGTTCATAATAAGGCTTGGCCTCTGTCCAAGGCTCAGTCCGCTGTACTGACGTGCCGCCTCCAGATCCACCAACCATATTAAACCTCCTTCAACATATTCACTGATCTCGGGGACAATCCCCACCAAGCAAGTACCTGAGCAACTCCTGGATTAACAACCTCTGCTCCCCACCATCGAGCGCCACAACCTGCAGCGAGATTATCCAGTCCCTTTCGAAGAGCCTTGGCCTTGAACCTCCGCCCTGCAAGCCCGACCACCCTAAACTCCTTGCCAGTTGGATGCTCCCAAACCTGTGTAACAACCAACCCACCGGAGGCTACACGCCAAAACTGGAAGGATGTGTCTTCCATCCAGCCTTTAATCGTATTGCCAAACGGCAACAATTCTACAATCTCAGTAAGCCATGACTGGTCCACTATGTCAAGCTCTGTGTTAGCTACTCGGGAAAGATACATACAATCACCTCATGTTTTGATGATAAGGTTAGCTGTGAAATGGGCCGGATCTACCACAAGCGGGATTGCATCCCCGAGGGATTCGGACAGGCCAGACAAGGCTGTCGTCTCTATTGTTCCTGTGGCGGAGGTGGAGTCCAAAGTCACATCGGTTGTCGCTGTGTTTATGGATATCCCGGTTGAGGCAGTTCCGGTATTTCCCGCCGTCACACTGGAGGCCGCACCACCCGCCTGAACTGCAGAAAGACTTTCCACCAAAGCGGTATGTGCATGGCCTGGATCAGTGACCGTGTGTACGTGGCCTGGATCCACTACAGCGTGATCATGGGGCGTTCCTGTGAACACGTGGGTGTGGTCGCTGATAGCCACCCCAAGCTGCGCATTGGGCAGGTTTTCCCTCTCAATAGCCACTGTGGCTGTCCCGCCGAGGGCTGAGGCACTTACCGCTGCTGCTATTTTCAAAAACCGATCTTGGGCATCGGGCAGCCGGAATGTCCCTGCAGGGTCACCCGCAACACTCCACTGATTCCCAAGCACCGCGTAGAGTGCAGGAAATTCACCCGTGTTCAACAGCCTGTTATCACAAACCAACCACCCTGGAGGGATGGAGGTGGAGGGCCAAAGCATCATGAGGCCCGGCACAAGGCCCGAGGACGTTGAGGCTGAGGTTTCCAGCATCAGAGCCGAGACTAACTGTTCCAAGTACCAGCGGGTACTTGGGTCTAGGGTTATTGGAGGGAGCGGAAGTGGGAGACTCAAAGCACACTCCCTCCGGTTTCCCCGTGAAAAGCAAACCCAAACAGCTGCCAATCTGCATCAATACCAGTCGATCGGATCTGAAGTGTAAAATATGCCGCCTCTCTTGGAGTGATGAAATCCATCTGGGTGAGGGGACGCCAATCCAACCACTCAACAGTGTCATCCACATGCAGCTGTAATCCGATCCGGTACTCCGCACCAGTTCCGTCGTAATGGAACTGAACTGCTTGCAGGATCTTGTAAAGGGTCGGAGCAGAACAGGCAGAAGGTTTCGAAGTGATTGACGCAGACTGCCCGACAACCCCGTTATTCAAGCCATGTTCACCTTCAACCAATCGCAAATCCAGCCCGAGCAGCGGATACTCAAACACATCCTTTGCACTCGCAGCTGTCACTTGGTAGTCAAGATGCGTCCAAGAACTCGTTGCATAGTTGAACCCAAGGCCACCGAAGGTCCCATCTTTCAGTGTGAAGTGCCAAATGACCGAACTCTGCACATCATTGTGATAGCCAACAATTCCACCAACAGCCTCAAAATCCACATTTTTTCTAATCCAGTCCTTCACCATCGGACCATCAACATACTCAAACGAACTTCCATCTGTAGCCCACACGCCCTTTGGAGAAAAGCCGAAGTTACGTCTGCCGACACTCACAACCGCATTGAGGGAATTTGCTCCAATCCCACTCAACGCCTTGGAAATGTTGAAATAGTAAGGCGGTCCTGAGTACGCTGCAATGACCATTGAATTTTGAGTGTAGAATGCATTAGCTGTCCCAAGGTCAGCACACGCGACGATCTCAGAGTCAAGATCCCGAACAGTGTATCCTCGAGCGGAGTTGTCCGCGAGGGCTTCCCACGTATTCACATCATCCGCTGCACACCAATTGATCCTTGTATTACCCTCTGAGGTGTTCGCGGCGAGTACGTGTGGACCTCGCTTGGTGAGAATTTTTGCCCAAGCAAAGGTTGTTGAGGGGATGGTGTTTGCGCTTACCCCATCGTAGTACTGCAAACCTTCCACACCATTAGTTGCAAGGAAGTGGTTGCCATAGGAGAGCATACTCCAATGGGCATTAACCGTGTAGCCAGACCCAACACGGGTGAGGGACGTCCCGTCCCATACTTTCAAACTACCATCAGTGCCAAGAAAAGCCCTATCCCCGCTAGCAGTTGATGCCTGGGTGATAGCCCTGATTGTTTCCGTGCTTTTCACCAAATCCGTGAAGCCAGCCCCTTTACGCACAGCACCGTCCCGGAAGAACACATTAGCGCAATCTGCCCAAACAGGGGCAGCGACGGGTTTGAGTCCTGGGGTTATTCCGCGCTCCATCAAGTCCGGTTTAGTCAGAACATCCAAGAGAACTTTCATGGAAACGTCTTTCTGGAGAGCTGGAAATGTGGCCCGTCTTTCTTAAACTCTTTCCAATCTCCTCCCCATTCAAGTTCAATCCCTTGCTTCTTCGCAACGAGTTTCATCGCTGGGGCTATCTTATCATACAACGGCCAGTCCCACCGAAGCATCCCTGCAACCACCGGGGCAATATCGACAGCGTGACCGGTGAGGTGCCGTGAGTTCATTGTCCAACTCGCCCCTGATTTTACAAGAGCCGCTTGGCGCTCCACCGAGCGCAGTCCTTCCACCACCTGCAGGTCAAACGGAAGCAACGTTGCGGCCTCTTCCAGCACAGCCACTAACGCGGGGTGTACCCCAATGAGTTTATTCCTCGATTTCTTCAAAAGGGCCACACCAGTTCTCCCAAATAACGTTGTTGTTATCAATCTGCTGTTGGATGTTCTCCGGCGTCAGGGGATCTGTCTCCACTGGTAGATACACCTCGCACCACGTTTGCTTTCCTACGGAA